CTCATTCCCCCCCGTCTACCCCTGCTAAGCAAATTAAATGGGTGCTTTGTCAATTTATTACCGTTTTCCCCACTATTTCACGTCAAAAAATCGACAATAATAAAAACGATGTTAAAAACGCTATTATCATTCTCGTTTCGGTATTTAAAAACGATATTAAAATATGCTTGTTGTTTCACGTGAAACGTGATATATAAAAACTAGGAGGATATTTCAAATGTCGGATGATGTTATTAAATCTCGTGACAATTGGTTTTTCGGTGTTAATAGTCAATTTAATATTTTAAAAAACAAGCAAAGACTAATTGAGCATTTTATATCTAAAATGTATGTCAGGACACAATCGATATTTGAATATAAAAATCTACCCGAAACAATCCCTAAGGATGAATTAGAACTATATATTCAATCTAGAGGTTACGCGATTATTACTAAAGTCGATGGTAAATTATATGCATTTTGGGGTGGATTAGGTGGTCTGCAGAATGAATATTATTTGCCTACAATTGCTATCGTTAACAATCCTTATTTGAAATTTAATAAGCAATTAGAGATTGGAAAAGATTGTGTTGTTATAAGAAACGATCCATTCTATCAGGGGTTAAGAGATATTAACGAATACTACGCTTCGCTTTTAGCAGAAAACGTGATTTCAATTAGATTAGCGTTAATTAATTCAAGGATTCTTTCCATCGTATCGGCACAAGATGATGACACTAAAGATTCTTTAGATCAATTCTTCATCGATATTGAAGATGGAAAAGAAATCAGAGCGATAGTTAGAGAAGATTTATCAAATGCACTTCAAGATCTAAAAGTTGATAATTATGGAACTAAACAAATTGGAGGTCTAAAAGAATTAATTGAATCTAATCAATATATATTAGCTTCTTGGTTAAATGAATTAGGATTAAACGCGAACTATAATATGAAGCGTGAAGCTCTTAATTCAGCAGAAACGCAAGTCAATGAAGATTCTTTAAGACCTTCCATCGACACTTATTTAAAAGAACGTCAAAATGGTTGGGATTTAGTTAATAAAATCTATGGAACTAATGTCAAGGTTGAATTATCTTCTTCTTGGAAAGATCTACGCGATGATTATATCGATTTAGGAGATGGAACTAACATCAAGATTCAGAATGAAGATAACGCGATTCTGAATAAAGATAAAGCGATTCAGAATGAAGATAAAGTGGAGGTGACAGAAGATGATTCTAAAAAAGAAGTCAGTTAGAGATAGATTAAAAATTCTTGACACCTTCGATATTTCTAAAGGTGGTATATTCAGAGCTATTTATAATTTGAATGAATTACCTTTTCTAAGTGAAGAAAACGCAACTCTATTAGATCAGATTTATTATTATTCTTATGCTTCAGATAAATACATCTCTAATTACATCTTGAATTTAACAATGTTAATCGCTCCTATTGTATCCGATGATTTATTAGTAAGTGATCAATTAGTTTGCGATGAAGGGGATGTCAATATTAAAATTGCTAAATATATATTATTAAAATATAAGGTTAGTTGGATTAATCAATATAATGTATTAACTGCTGAATATAACCCAATTGACAACTATTCTATGACGGAAACAGAAACGCCTAATTTAACGCGGTCAATATCTTCGAGTGAGAATAGAACTGAAACACCGAATTTAACTACGACTAGCGGTAATGATGGCTCAACAAAAAATAATTATTACGGATTCAACGATTCATCGACAGATGGATCTAGTGTTAATTCATCTAGTGCTAATAGCACAAATACAACAAGTCAAACAGGTAATAATAAAGTGGATTCTTCATCATCCACTACCGAAACTAATTCAGGATCCAGAACTCTGACTCGTAAAGGCAATATTGGAGTCACTACTTCGCAACAGATGATTGAATCTGAATTAGAATTACGAAAAAAACAATTCTTCGACATAATGATAAAAGATGTCGATAAAATTATGGCTTTATCAATTTATTAAAATATCTATTATAGGAGGTTATTTAAAATTAATTATGGATATTAAACAAATTTACGCATTTACAAATAGTGCAGTTAAGGAAGCTTTAGGCGAAACTGATTTAGTTGTCGCTGAAGATTTATCTAATGTAGTTGATGTTGGAACTGCGGTCTTCAATGCTAACGCTCAAGACGCTTATGTTAGAGCTTTAACAAATCATATCGGAAGGGTTATTTTCGTCAATAGAAAATATCAAGGTCGTGCTCCTTCTGTAATGATGGATGATTGGGAATTTGGCTCTGTATTAGAAAAAATTAGAGCTGAATTACCCGAGGCAACTGAAAACAAATCGTGGGATTTACAAGATGGTGTTTCATACGATCCTCATATCTTCCACAAGCCTAACGTTTCAGCAAAATTCTACAATATGATGTCTACTTTAGAAATTGACCAATCTATTACTGAACTTCAAGTTAAACAATCTTTTTCTAACGTTGCACAATTAAATTCTTTCTTATCAATGCTCTATAACAAGGTCGACGACGCTTTCACTTTAAGAGCGGATGAACTTGTTATGAGAACAATCGATAATATGATCGGTGAAACTATCATCGATGATTACGGAACTGATCCCTTAGCGTCTAAGAGTGGCATTAAAGCGGTCAATTTATTATTCTTATATAATGGATTAAATCCTAACAACACTTTAACTGCTTCTAATTGCATATATAATCCAGAATTTATTAGATTCGCTTCTTATCAAATGAAAATGTATGCCGATAGATTAAAATCTTATTCTAAATTATTTAATGTTGGAAAAACCGCTAAACACACTTCCATCGATTATTTAAAGATTGTTATGTTATCGAACTTCAAATCAGCGGCAGATGTCTATCTACAATCTGATACTTTCCACGATGAATTTACTAAATTACCACAAGCCGATTCTATCTCTTATTGGCAGGGTACAGGCTTATCTTATGCTTTCGAGGACGTTTCTAAGATTAATATTAAAACCACTTCAGGAACTAATGTTGAAGCTAGTGGCGTCTTAGCAGTAATGTTCGATCGTGACGCTTTAGGTGTTAATTGTTATAACAGAAGAACAACTAGTGCATATAACGCTAAAGGTGAATTTTTTAACCAATTTCATCGTATGGACGCGAGATATTTTAACGATCTCGATGAACAATTTGTTCTTTTCTTTGTAGCTTAATAAATTAATGGAGGTGCTTTAAAATGGCGTATACAAAAACTAATTGGGTAAACGGATACACCCCTTTAAACGCCTCTAATATGAATAAGATAGAGGAAGGTATTTTCAACAACGATACCTTCCTTTCTTCTTTAGATATTAGAGTGAATACACTAGAAGGATCTATTGGACAAGGTGGAATTAGCTCTGTTGTTGTTAGTGGAAATGGGAACGCATTAAATAACGCTTCTTACGATCCATCAACTAAGATTCTCAATTTTGAAAAAAATAACACTTTCGCTTTAGATTCGGATTTAGATTCTGTGAACGAAAAAAACCTCTATCACCTAGGAGCATACGATAGCGTAAGTGGTAATGTAATCACTAGACAAACGGGGTATTTAAATTCAAAAGATTTAACTAGATTAAATTGGGTTTATTATAATGGTGGTGGTTATGATAATTTTTATGTCTTGCTATCAAATGCTATACCAGTATCAAGTGGAACTGACATACCATATATAAAATCAAATATTGGTAATGTTGTTTCAATTACGGATTATAATAACATAACAACAGGAATAGTTATTACTATTGATAATAACAAAAATATAAACGTGCGTCCTAATACAAGTGATATTAATTCAGTTGAAACTTTTAAAGCGTGGATTTCACGAAACAATTTAGAATTTCAATATAGATTAGATACGTCTTACACCGAAACTATAATTGAAGATAGACCTTTAACCACTTTAGATCAATCAGGCTCTCAATGGGTGAGAGATGAATGGGAGAAGGGGTTGAATCTATTAACAGGTGAATTGAAAAAAGACTCTTTTAATAATAATGGGTTTTATTTTGAGTGCAAACAAACAGGTGTATATACATTTTCTATCCCTATTAGTATTACATATATTAATTGTGATTATAGCGATGGTAGTGGAAACGTAGGAAATGTTATTGATTCAAGCGAATTAGTTGTAAATTTAAAAGCAGGTAAATCATATTTATTTATGTTAAATAATGGTGATTGGCAGGGTGCTTTAGATTTCTTAAATACCGCTATGCTCAACGAAGGCTCTCACCCTTACCCTTACCAACAATATCAGGGTGGAATTGCTAGAGAAGATCAACTCGTTCAGAGAAAAATATTTAGTGCTAGTAATTCAACGATGAATGATGTTAGGGATTTTGTTAATGAAAACTATGAACATATTATTTCAATAATATATTATGCTTATTCAGAAGGTCAATCTATGGGTAGAAGTGTAATATATAATGCAGATGAAGGCTCATATTTCTATATAAATTCAGAACGTACTTTTAGTGATGTTCAACTTAACACCGACGCAGAAGAAGGATCTGATTATATTTATATTTATTACAACAAATATTAAAAATTAGGAGGTTAATTAAATTATGAATTGGAAAGAATTACTTAACTTATTTTACATTATTCTATCTTCTTTAGTCTTAATCGCTTCAATTGTCTTGTTTCTTTGGTCGACTCTTAAAGGCAAGCGACTTAAAAAACAAGTCGATTCAGAACTCGAAAACAAATGCAATGAACTCGAATCAACTAACGATTCAATTAGAACAGATCTTGAGAATTCAAAAAAGTTGCTTCAGCTTGTTCAGACTATCATACCTAATGCTATTCATATCGCTGAATATTCAGGGGCTAATATCAATGGAAGTGTTAAGAAGTTATTAGCGGTCGCTCAAATAATTAGCGATTGTGCTAAAAATAACATCTCTTATGAAGATAACAAGGATTTAATAGATAACGTTATTGAAGAACAAGTTAAATTAACTAAAGAAGTTAATGTTAAAAAAGATAAATAAAATAAGATATAATAAGACTAGGTTAATATATAATCTAGTCTTTATTTTTGGAGGTAAATATGGAGATAAAATTTTATGATTATCAAGGTAAAAGAAATGTCATTAATAAGACTTTAGATGCTCCTTTAATAACATTAAATGGAGAATTAAGAAGTGAATTCAATAGAAGAAATGGTGTTATTGATGTTAAGGTCAGTGGATTTAATTCTTTAGTATTGAGGTCTAATTATTGTTATATAACCGAATTAGATAGATATTATTTTATCAACGATTTAACTTTAATATCATTAAATATAATAAGATTAGATTTATTATGTGATGAAAAAACAAGTTTTAAAAATTATTTAGCAGAGGAAGAATTAATGATTGAAAGACAAGCAAATAATTTCAATCCTTTTTTAAGAGATGATTCAGCTCCTTTAAAAACTGAAAAAATTGTCACTGAAAGTGTTGTTAGTAATGGTCAATTAGTTGATACTAGTTTAGCAAATAATAATATAACTTCAAATGATTATTCTGTAATCTTAACACCGCGAAATTCTGGAGTAGTAACATCTACAGCGTTAATAGGTGATATTAATAATAATGTATTGACATACCCTAATTTAAATGGTGATGATCCGGGAACAATTGGAACATATACAGCTAGATATTCAGAAATATTAGGTCTTTGTACAGGATTAAATAAACCGAGAATAATTAAAAATGGACATATCGATAGAATTCTTAATTATATTTTTGGTGATGTTAACAGAATTAATTATGTTGAATCTATAGTTGTTTTTCCTTTTAAACTAGAAACTTTAGGAGAATTAAAGACAACAATCACTTTAGATCCTCAAGGACAATATGAAATGAATGTTGATAATTATAAATTTTACCCTAGATTTTACACAATTGCAGATTTTACTATACCTCAAGCTTCATCTTATTTAGATTATGCTCCTTATAGTCAATACGAGCTATATATCCCTTATTTAGGCTGGATAAATTTAGATCCTAACGATGTTGTGGGTAAAAGATTGTTAGTTGAATTCAACATATCTAATGTTGATGGAATGGGTAATGTTTTTGTAATTGATAACACAAATAATAAATTAATCTATCAATCTACGATTCAATTAGGTGTTAAATTAGGCTTAAGTGCGTCAAATCAAGGCGACATTGAAAGAAATAAATTATCATCTTTAATTAATTTATCTTTAGGAACAATCGCTTCAGGAATCAATATCGCTGGTGGTGTTGCAACAGGTAATCCTTTTGGTGTTGCTAAAGGAATCGCTGGTGTTGGTTCTTCTTTTGGAGCTTTTACAAATACATCGATTCATAACATCAGTAAGGCTTACGGACAAGTAACATCAGGAATTAATGGTCTTTATTCGCCTAAAGAAGTGAGGTTAAGAATAACTAAGAACACATTTATTGATGATATGTATACTTTTACTCAAAATGAAGGTCGATTATCAATGAAGAAATTAAAATTATCTTCTTTAATTGGATTCTCTAAATGTGCTTCTGATATCCATTTAAACGCTTATCCGGGGGCAACATTGCAAGAAATGACTTTAATAAAGAATCAATTAATAGAAGGCTTTTATTGGGATGATAATTAATATATAATAAGGATAGAGGTAGACTCATCACCTACCCATATACATACTTCCTCTATGTTCTTCTCCTTTCTTTGAGGGGGAAATCCAGATCTCTGTGTCTGGATTCTTTTTTATTTTAAAAATTTTTTAAAAATATTTTTGTCAAACTATTGACAATAATATATATGGTGCTATAATTAAATCAGGAAATGAAAGTTTCCACCATACTTAAAGGAGGAAGATATTATGGAAAAGAAGTATGTTTATGTAGTAACATCAGGAATCAACGGAGTTGATGAAAGAAGAGAATTAGGCAGATTCAATGAAATGACAACTGCTGCTATGTTTCAGTCGATGTATTTGGGAGTACTAATTAGAGAAGCTAGAAATGAATCTCAACAAGTTCACTACCGCAACGACAAAGAATTCACTCAATTTGATATTCAGATCGAAAAAGCCTTATATGATGAAGATGGTTATTTCGAGGAATCTGACATCATCGTCTATGAAACTACACCTAAATTCAGATATGGTGAAATAGTTAAATAAGGAGTAGTTATGGATGTATATTTAGATACTAAAAAAGTCTGTAAAGATATTGAAGAAGTCTGTGATGATATTGATAACATCATTAAAAGAAACGAAAAATTAGAAAAAATATTAAAAATTATAAAAGAAAAGTTGGTGTTAGTTAAGTTATTACAAATTGTAGGTGATGATTTACAAAAATATAACTATTGTATAGGTGATAAAAAACGTTATTTAACTCAAGAAGAATTTGATTTATTGAAAGGAGAAATATTATGACCGCCGAAGAATATATTGTTGAAAGATTACAAAAATCAGAAAAGAATATTGAAGATTTAAAAGGATTAATTGATGATCAGACAAATACTATTAATGAATTAAAAAAACGTTTAATAGCTTATGAAAATTTATTATTAAAAGCAAAATTAGAACTTCAATTTAACGCTGAATATGATTCTTACGCTTTAAATTTTAGAGGTTATTATTCTTCTATTAATGATATTGGAAAAGATTGCATTAAAGAGATTATAAATGATTTAAAAATAATAAATTCATTAGATCACTCTAAAATCATCATTGATTGTGAAAAGGTGATGAAAGAAAGAGGAGATTTGAAATGACGGAAATAGATAATATTTATGTAGTAATTAATTCTGTTATAAACGCTATGGAAAAAGAAAATATATATGATAAATATACATTAATAATTATTGATCATCGTGTTAGATTATATGTAGAGTTAATAAGTGAAAATGATGTAAAAATTAGTAGATCAGATTTTTATAAAATAATTAAATCCCTCTTAAATGATATGAAGAACGATTTTAAGTTTGATAAACGTACTTTAGAGATATTTGAGAGTAAGTTTAAAAGAAATAGAGAATTTTATGAACGAATTTACGATTTTATATAATTGAGGATAAATTTTAAACAATGAATCTAGAATGGTTACGTCAATTAGTAAAGCTAGTAATAAAGGAGATTTATATGAGTGAAATATGTGTATATAAATTAGTTGAAAACATATTAAATGATATGGATAAAGAAGAAATATATGATGGTTATACCTTATCCATATTCAAAGAACGTTTTGAAAGAGAATTTAATTATTATCTCGTCGAATTAGGTGAACGCCTTATTGATGAATTTAATAATAGAAAGGAGGAAGAAAAAGATGAATGTAAAAGATAGCCCAAATTCTTTGAAAAATCTTCTATATGATCGTCTTGGTGAAATCAACACTGAATGGGTGAATCAGCTTAAATCAGAAGAATTGCTAACCAAAGACGAAATCATTAAATTAATTGAAGAAGATAAATATTTCATCGAACGTTTAATTAATATATGTGTCGCTAGAAAAAGATTTTAATTAGAGGAGGTATTAAAAATAATTATGAATAATTTAAATCTTATCGGTCGTTTAGTTAGAGATGTTGAATTGAAGGTCTTAAAAAATTCAGATAATCACGTTGTTTCTTTCACTATTGCAGTTGATAATTACTCAAGCAAAGAAGAAAAAACCACTTCATTTATCCCTTGCGTAGCGTTTTCTAAAAATGCTGAAATTATCGCTAAATATGTCAAGAAGGGTGATTTAGTAGCTTTAGCAGGAAGATTGAATCAAAGAAGCTATAAGGATAAGCAAGATAAAACCATCAACGTTGTTGAAGTTATCGTGACAAATGTTGATTTAATTCAACCTAAAAAGTCAACAAATAAAGAAAACGAAGAAGATCCAGAGATACCATTTTAAAATAGTGGGGTGTTAATTCACCCCATTAATTTTATAATAATTAGAGGAGGTTATTATGGCTAAGAAATTATCAGGCGGAACAGGTATCAAGATTCAAGGAAATTATGAAGGTTTTTTAAATTTGGATTTAAATACTTTAAATGCCCTTAATCAGAAAGAATTAAAAGAAGTTACATCAAGATTAGTTTCTGTTGCTAATAAGCGTATAAAAAGAGCTAGAGCTTACGCTTCAAAAAATAATTCTTCATTATCGCCAGCGATGAGGTCATTACCTAATGAAGATTTTAAATTTTCTATTAAGGGTAAAAATTACAATGAAGTTAAGCACGTTTATTCTCAAGTTAGGAATTTTTTAAACGCTAAAACATCTACTCATAAAGGGTGGAAGGAATATAAAGAAGATGTCCAGCAAAATCTAAAATCTAGATTTGGTGATATGACCGAAGAACAATCTAATAAATTTTGGGATGGATATCACAAATTTGAAGAAAGTAACGCTGGCATTTTAAAATCTAAAAAAGATATATCCGATCAGATGATGGAATATTTAGCTGATTTAGTTAGAAACAATGATGATTTAGATAGCGATGATTTACAAGAAGCTTTAGATGATTATTTAGATGAATTATATGAGGAAGAAGAGGAAGAAGATGAGTCAGGATTTAGTGATCTATGGTAATGATCCTAAGATTTATCAACCTAAAGACATCGACTTAATCATTAAAAATATCCAACCTCAATTTACTAGAAGAAACAACAAAAGAATCGCTTATCTGAATTTACCTATCGCTTTTGATATTGAAACAACTTCTTTTTTAAATGAATTAAAAGAAAAAACCGCCATAATGTATGCTTGGACGCTCTGCATAAATGGTAAATCCATCATCGGTAGAACGTGGGATGAATTTTTTTATTGTGAAAAAAAATTAATTGAACATTTTAAAATCGGAGTCGAAGAAGTCACTTTAAAACATAGAAAAGATAATAAAGTTGAAGTCAAAGAAAATAAAAATGTGATGTTAATTTTTATTCATAATTTATCGTATGAATTTCAATTTTTAAGAGAGCGTCAAGAGTGGGATTATGTTTTTGCCTCCGAAAATAGAAAACCGCTTTTCGCAAGAACTAAAGAAGGAATCGAATATCGCTGTTCTTATCAACTATCAGGATACTCATTAGAAAAATTAGGAGAAAATCTTGTTAAATATAAAGTTAAAAAGCTATTCGGTGATTTAGATTATTCTTTAATGCGACACTCTAAAACGCCTCTAAGTGACAAAGAATTAGGCTATATTCAACACGATGGACAAGTAGTTACTTCTTATATACAGGAAGAAATAGAGCGTTTAGGATCTATATCTAAATTACCTCTAACAAAGACAGGATATGTGAGAACGCTATGTAGGAATAATTGTTTTTATGTGAATAATAATCACAAAGTCGGATTCTGGAAATTTAGAAATTATAATAAAATAATGCAATCTTTAAAGATTAATTCTTTAAATGAATATCATCTATTACAAAGGGCGTTTCAAGGCGGATTCACTCACGCTAACGCCTTAAGAGTTGGAATTGAAAATCACGCTGTCACTTCTTTTGATTTTACATCTTCTTATCCAGCAGTAATGGTGATGGAGAAATTTCCTATGTCCACAGGGAAATTAGTCTATCCTAAGAATAAAGAAGAATTTAAAGAATATTTAAAAAAATATTGTTGTGTTTTTGATATAGAATTTATTAACATCAAAGCTAGTCAATTCACGGATCACCCTCTATCTTTTTCTAAATGTTCTGTATGTGAAAATAAAATATTGGATAACGGAAGAGTAGTTGAAGCTTCTAAAGTAATAACCTCAATAACTAATATAGATTTTGAAATTTTAGAAAAATTTTACACGTGGGATAAAATGTCAATTAGAAATTTTTACATATATAAAAAGGGATATTTACCGACAGATTTAGTAAAAACTATTTTAGATTTATATCAGAAAAAAACATCTCTAAAAGGTGTTGATGAATACATCGTCGAATATATGAAATCAAAAGAAATGCTAAATTCTTGTTATGGAATGACAGTCACAAACATTATTAGACAAATTTATAAATATGAAAACGGCGAATGGATAAATCAATCACCTAATGAAGAAAAAGAATTAGAAAAATACAACAATAAAAAGACTAGATTTTTATTTTATCCGTGGGGAATCTTCGTCACCGCTTACGCTAGAAGGAATCTATTTACCGCAATTAATGAATGTAAAAATGATTATATCTATTCTGACACAGATTCGGTTAAAATCGTTAATGTGAATTTACATCTTGAATATTTTAAAAAATATAATAATATGGTTAAAAATAAATTATTAAAAGCGATGGATTACCACGGATTAGATCATAATCTCGTCCACCCTAAGACCATTAAGGGCGTTGAAAAATGGCTCGGTATTTGGGATTTTGACGGACAATATAAAACTTTCAAGACGTTAGGGGCTAAGCGTTATATGGTGCAAAAATGGGATAATACTTTATCATTTACTATATCAGGCGTCAACAAAAAATATGGAATCCCATATTTAGAACAGAACTTTAAAGATCCGTTTAAAGTTTTTAAAAATTCAATGTATTTTCCGTCAACTTTTATAACTAAAAAAGATATAAAATTCTCTGACTCTGAAAGCTATAATAAAGGTGATGAAATCTCAGGAACAGGTAAAAATTTACACACATACATCGACGAAAGAAGAGATGGAATTTTAACGGATTATTTAGGTAATAAGAGCGAATATCACGAATTATCAGCGATACACATGCAACCGATAGATTATTCATTATCTTTAAGTAGTCTATTTATTAATTATCTAGCGGGCATTAGAAGGGACAAATTATATGAAAAAAGATAAAAATAAATATTATTCATTAAAAAGAATCTTATCTAAAAATTGTTTATATAACCTCATTTTCGGAGAGCGTTCAAATGGTAAATCTTACGCAGTTTTGATGTATATTTTAGAAGATTATGTCAATTCTAATTTTAAGAATGAGGGAGCTATTATTAGAAGATACGATGAAGATATTAAACCTAAATATGCTTTAGAATTTTTTAAAGCTATTGTCGCGAATGGTGAAATACATAAAATAACTAAGGGTAAATATAATGCAGTAACTTATAATGCGAGAAAATTCTATTTGAAATACATCGATAATGAAAACCCAGATAATAATTACGTTGACGAAAAGCCCTTCGCAACTTGCTTCGCTCTGACTAACGAGGAACACTATAAATCAAACGCATATCCAGCAATTAAAACGATTCTATTTGATGAATTTATCACGAGAAAATATTATCTAGTTAATGAATTCATCGCTTTTCAGAACGTCTTATCAACCATTATCAGAGATCGTGACGATGTTAAGATTTTTATGTGTGGTAATACCATTAATATCATCAACCCTTATTTTAGCGAGATGGGATTAGACCACGTTAGAATGATGAAAGAAGGGGATATTGATATTTACGACTATGGAGAGAACAAAAATGTTGTCGCAGTCGAATATACTGAATCAATGACAACTAAAAACGTCAATAAGAAATCCAATAAATATTTTGCTTTCAATAATCCTAGATTGAAGATGATTACTCAAGGCAAATGGGAATTAGATCTCTATCCTCACTTACCTTATAAATATAATTATCCGCAAAACGTGTTATATCAATATTTTATTAAATATGATAAATGGATTTTACAATGTGAAATCGTCAAGACTAAAGATGAAAATAATAAAAAAGTGATTTTCACTTATATTCACGAAAAGACTACACCGATTCACAAAGACGAAAGGGGAATGATATATCAGGATGATTCTAACGCTCATAATAATTATCGAAAATATCTCACTAAACCGACAAACGATTTAGAACGCTACATCGTTTCATTTTTTGCGAAAGATAAAATATTCTATTCAACCAATCAAGTTGGTGAGATAATGAGAAACTATTTACAATATTGTAATCATTAATGAATCGGATCTAATCAGTAAATAAAAGCGGTATTAAGTTAATGCTTAATATCGTTTTTCAATAGCGAAACGAGAATAGATAATAGCGTTTTATTATTGTCGATTTTTTGTCGTGAAATAGTGGGGAAAACGGTAATAAATTGACAAAGCACCCATTTAATTTGCTTAGCAGGGGTAGACGGGGGGGAATGAG